GGGCCGTCTCCCTCACCCTGGTCACCAGCCCGTCCGCCCGTCATGCCGCGGCCAGGGCCGTCCGCCTGGTGCACCACTCCACGGTCTCCAAGAGCACCCTCAGCGAGCAGGCGCGCAGGCTGCTGCCCCCTGCTGTCGTGGTGCGCCCGGCGTCCGCGGTGCCCGTGGTGAGCCTGAGCCCGCCGCCGTCGCCGTCAGCCAAGCCGAAGGCCACGCCGAAGCCGACGGCGAGCACGCCTAAGCCGGTGCGCACCACTCCGAAGCCGACGCCGACGGCCAGCCACACGCCCACCCCTACGCCGAGTCCGTCACCGACGCCGACTCCTACGCCGGACCCATCCCCGACGCTGGTCAAGACATCAGCGAGCACGCCCCACCCGCACCCCACGCACCCGCACCCGACGAGGCCGCCAGTGACCCCGCCGCACACGAACCTGCCGCCCCCGCCTCCGCCGCCAGTGACCCCGGCGCCGACGGTGAGCACGTCATGAATCGCGGCGAGCCTTAGCGCGGGAAGTCCCTGGCCTTCAGCTTGGCCATGCGCCCATCCTCGTGGTGCCACACGATGCCCTCGTACGGGTGGGCGTGCAGCCAGATGGCGAGCGCGTCGAAGTCGAGCGGCACATCACTGAGCACCTGCGCTTCGGCGTGCGGCACCAGGACGGCCGAGACGAACGCTTCAGGGTTGCCGTTGACCTTCGGCCCGCACAGTTCGTAGGTGCCCGGCCCGAGGTCGCCGGCCGTCCCGTTGGCGGCCTCGTTGCGGAGCGCCTCGGCGTGATACTTGGCGAACGAGGACTGCCCGGCCGGCTCCCAGCCGGCCGTCTTCCCGGTCTCAGGATCGGCGCTAACGTACACGAAGTTATCGGGTTCGGCCTTGCCGGGCTTGACCTCGCGCCGCGCCCACCAGTCGGCACCGTCGAACATGACGCACGTTCCGTCATACTTCCGGGTCGGCGTGCCTTCGCCTTTCAGTACCCACTCGCAGCCCGGCGTGACATCGCGGGTGACGTAGCGCGGGTCGTGGTCGAAGTCGCGAACGAACAGCGTGGGGATCTTTTGCATGCGCTTATCTTTCCTCTTGTGCGGGCCTCTTGTCGCCGAGATTCTCTTTCGCCGGCGCGGAGGCAGCCTGCCGCTCCCTGCCGAGTTCGGCCAGCGCTACCAGCTTCTCCCAGTCTCCGGGGCCGAGCCGGGGACTCTTGTCGTACCGGGACATGGTGTAGACGCCGAGAGCGGCGAGCCTGCGGTTCAGGGCCTCGTGGACGGTACGGATCTCCTCGCCGGGAGTGGACTGCGGGCCGGGCTCGCTCATGAGCCGACCTGTTCGTCGGCCGCTGCCGCATACGCCTTGCGAAGGCTGCGCAATCGCGCGACCGCATCGTCGTCCCAGCCGAAGCTCGCGGACAGTTCCTCCATGGCCGCAGTCCCGCCGCAGATGTCATCGTGGTCGTGGTCTTCCTCGCAGTCCCAGCCGACAGCTATCCCGTACACCCATGCGTTCGGCTCGTAGTCGCCGTAGTCCATAGCTGACGACGTGATACGGGAGGTAATCGAGCTGAGAGCGGCGCGGATGCCGTCCGGCTCGCTGCCGTTACCGCTCATGATGCCCTCCTCCGTGCCTCACGCTGAGCGCAGGCCGTGGCAAGGTCTTCGCGCTGGTGATTGTGAGGGCAGGTGCCCTTCCCGCCCCAGCCGCCCGGCAGCGTCCCGTGCCAGTAGGGAGCGCGGCGAGAGCGGGAGCGGCGGCGCTTGGACCGCCAGATCGTCCCGCCGACGCCGATCGGCCCGAGCAAGCGAACGTGCCAGCCGATCCTCATGACCGCCGCGCCTTGGAGACCAGGACCATGAACAGGATGGTGGCCACGATCGTCCCGGTGACAGCGACCCCCATCGAGCCGGTCGCGGCCCACAGCCCGGTGCCGATGAGGCCCGGGATGACGTAGGACAGAAGCCAGTTGCCCGCGTAGCTGCCCTGCCTGCGGTTCTGCGGCCTGTTGGTAGTCATGGTTCCCAGCTTTCCCCGTTGTGCGGCCGGCCGGGCTGGCCTTCCGCTGCCCTACGCCTTCACTATACCACAATGCTTAAGGTTCTGTAGGATCGTGCTATAGTCTGAGCATGGATGAGATGAGCATCGAGGCCGCGCGGGCCAAGCTCGGCGAGATCATCGACCGGGCCCGGCTCGCAGACGAGTTCACCGGCATCACCCGTCAGGGCAAGCCCGGCGCAGTCGTGGTCAGCTACGGCTGGTACGAGCAGGCCAAAGCGCTGATAGCAGCATCCGAAACCAGGGGGACTTGACATGGGCATCGTTCGCAAGGCACTGCACGTAACCACCGTGGGCGTGGTGGCCCCCAATTCCCGGAAGCAGCGGGTGGCCACGCAGACCCTGGTGGCCATCCAGGGCGGCACCCCCTCGCAGGTACGGCGCGCAGGCGGCCGGTACGAGCACGGCCCCGCCGCCGCCGTGGACAACGCCAGGGTGGCCCGTGAGAGGGCCGCGCAGGCACCGGCACAGCCCGCCACGACCCGCTCCGCGTACAACCGGGCCGACGCCATCGCCGAGACGGCCGACCTGCTGGCCCGCGTCCGCAAGAACCGGGTCAAGTCCGCGGCGGGCCTCGCGAAGTGGCGGCTTGAGCACCCGGACGTGCCCTGATGACCCTCGCTCGCATGAGCCAATCGCGGCGCTGAACTGGTAAGATAAGGGTACATCCGGGGCAAGTATTACGCCGCCCGGCACATGGGATTGCGGTCCCGGTGCCGGACGACTTGCTCCGCCCTCCGATGAAGGGCAGAACCATGAAAGACAGTACCGCGCGGCCAGATGTTCTCACCCGCGCCCGCGAGTTGCGCGACAGCGGTGGCACGCTGGCCTTCATCACTGCGACCTTGGAGGCTGAGCGGTACCCGACTGGGCGCGGCGCCAGATGGAACTCAACGTCGGTGTTGAGCCTGCTGAATAGCCCGCATCCCCACTCGGCCTTCCTGGCACCGTGCACTGTGTGCGGTCGCCTGACGGCAGCCAAGCGCGGTATATGCGCCACAAACCCTGCGTGCAAGCGCGCGCGTAACCGGCAGTACTGGGATGACCGGAAGCCAGAAGACACGAGTAAGCCCTGCACATCTTGCGGGTGCCCGACTGTAGCTGTGGGCGGTATATGCGCCCGCCCCTCATGCTGGAACCCGTACCAGCGTCTTGTACGGGCCTCACAGAAGGGTGGTTCATTCGTGTACGCCGTATGGCTCCCGTCTCCCCGCATCCTGAAGGTCGGCTTCTCGACGTACATGAACGGCTTGTTTGTATGCAGCGTCCGCGACCGGGCAAGGGAGCGCAACTGGGATACCGAGGGCGCCCGCTGCATCTGGAAGCAGCCCGGCGACACGCGCACCGAGGCGTGGATGCAGGCCACGCTCGCGTTTCGCTGGCCGCCAGCATTCGAGGAGAAGGGTGGCCGGATCTGCGAGTGGTTCGCCGTTCCCGAACTCGCCGTGGAGGAGATCACTGAGGTCGTGGACGGCATCTACCGGCTCGTCCCTCCCGATCTGACACCCCGGGCCACCCTGCCTGTATCGTGAGTGCAGTGGCGCGCGAGACATGAGCCGTGCCTTGAGGTGGATGGGGGGTGATGTTGAAAGATGGCATCCCGAGACGCCAACGTGATTGCCTTCCCCGATCTCCCTCCCAAGGGCTCCCGCTCAAACGGCGGCGGTAAGCGCGGCCTGATGGGACCAGAGATCGGCACTTTACCTCGTTTGATCTAGGACAACGTTTGTTCGCATTTTATGGCGGCGGGGATGTCTTCTTAGAACGCTAATTCGATTACGGCGAGGCAAGTTCAAGGGACTACCAGGTCATGTTGTCCCGCAACGGGATGGCCGCGGCCATCGAGCAGGTGCTGACCCTCCCGATCCGTGGTGCCCCGCGCACCATTGAGCCAGCCGGGGGCGATAAGGGCGAGGCGGCGTTCGTCCAGTCGGTGATGATGACCCCCGATGAGTCCGGGGGTATGGCCACGCCCATCTCGGAATTGATCGGCCAGATTACGACCGGGCTGGTCTTCCGGCGCAGTTTCTTCGAGAAGGTCTGGGGTCAGCGCGAGTCCGACGGGAAAATCATCTACCGCAAGGTTGCCTACCGCCCCCCCGCGACCTGCCAGGCCCGTTACAACGACCGCACCGGCGAGCAGAACGGGTTCCGGCAGCAGGTCTGGCTGTTCGGCGGGAACCTGATGCTGAACAACAAGCAGAAGGTTCCCGGCTACGTCGATATCCCGAAGGTCCGCTCGTACATCTACACCCACGGGAAGCACCGGGAACCGCTCACCGGAATCAGCGAAATGGAAGTCTCGCGGCAGTGCTACGAGACCATGGCGAAGCTCCAGTTCCTCTGGTTCAGCTTCCTTGAGGGCATGGCTATGCAGCGGCTCGTCGTCTACGGCAACGACCAGCCCGAGGCCACAGCCAGGGCCGACGACATAGCCCAGCTCCGCGGCAGCGGCATCGTCGGCCTGGTCCATCCGGTCGAAGGCCAGAAGACTTTCGAGGCCCTTCCCTCCGCCGCTGACGCCGGCGCCCAGTTCGCAGCGTG